TTTAGGAGATCAAGGTGCTTTAACTAGAAACAGAACTAACTATACCGAAATAGACTCTACAGGTTTGACTGTTGATAAATTAAATGCTTTAGATGTTCAAACTACACCTTTGATTGGAGGTGCAACACCTAGATTAGGTACTTCAGGTAGTAGAGATTTAATTCAATTGGAATTTCAAGTATTGACTCCGGAAGAAACTTATTATTTAGGTTTTAGAGCTTTTTTAGACCAGTTTGATGATAGTTTTAATGCTAGTTGGGGTAGTACCAAATATTTGGGAAGAGCTGATAATTTTTACACGTACAATGGTTTTGAAAGATCTATTAATATAGGGTTTAAAATAGCAGCAGCTTCAGCTCAAGAAATGAAACCTCTTTATAGAAAAGCTGCCACTCTAGCTTCAGTAACAGCTCCTTCTTATAAAGATAACGGCAGATTTATGAGAGGTAGTATAGCAAAAGTAACTGTCGGAGATTATATTTATGAACAACCTGGTATTATAGAATCAGTTCAATATACATGGCAAAAAGATTACCCATGGGAAATCTCATTCCAAAACCCAGAGGGTCAAGAGAAAGGACAAATACTACCACATGTATTAGACGTTAGTTTATCATTTAAAGTAATACATGATTTCTTACCAACTACTGGAATTAATCCATTTATAACCAATCATAATCCAGAAAATAAATCAACCTATATAGAACTTAGTTCTTAAATAAAAAATTAATTCATATATTTAATTATGGGTAGAAGATTAAAAAAAATAACGCTAAGTAAAACTGCAGCAGGTACTTTATACAAAAGAAACGTAATATACCCAGAAATTCCTTTAGATGAGGAAGACATTTACGTTATGTCTCAATTTGGCGATAGATATGACCTTCTAGCGAAAGAGTTTTACAACGATGCTGAGTTATGGTGGATTATTTCTTCTGCAAATAATTATCAAAAAGGAACTTTGAACGTAACTCCAGGGGTACAGTTAAGAATACCTAATGATAAGGATACAGCTATAAGCTTATTTGAGGAAGTAAATAAAACCAGATAATGTCAGAACAAGCAAAAAATACCCCTACTGGACCAGCCAAAGAAGTTATTGGAGGTGGACTGGCCTCAGGAGTAATCAACCAGTTTAAAGCTCGGGAAAAATTAATATCTCAAAAATCTAAATCAAGAGACCATTTAATATTTTTTAACGGTAATGGTGCATGGGCAAGATTAGTGTCAAGTGTAAATACCCTAACAGAAGAAGAAGCAACTCAACTAGCTGAAGCAAAAGACGGTAAAAGCATTAACTCAGTAGTTGGTAACAAAAACTTGGCTTACAATAATGTTCTTATGGGCGGTACATTAAAACAAGGTACTAGCAACGACCCAACAGGTTTCAAAGGAGGAATATCTGATTCTAATCACAACCCTATTAAAGTTGACGATCAAGGTTATGTACAGTCTCGTACAAGTGATGAAGATGATGCTGTTATTAAAAGTAAAGCCTACCACAAATATGATGGTTTAGGTTTTAGACCAATTCCTGGTATTGAATCAGTAAATGTTACTTCAAAAGGTACTTACGGGACTTTGAGAGAAGCTGAAGTAAAATTTAAGGTTTGGGATTTAGACGACTTAGAAGTAATGAATTCTCTATACCTTAGACCTGGATATTCAGTTATGCTTGAATGGGGCCATAGTGTGCAGTTAATACATGACGGTGATGGAAATCCAAGCTCTCTAAATACTAATATAACTACATATAAGAAGTTCTTAAGAGATAATCTTGATGATCCTATGCTAACCTTTGAAAAAGAATTATTACAGTTATCTGTAGATGCTGATTATAATTATGATTCTTTTGTAGGTTATATTTCTAATTTTAACTGGTCTTTAAGAGACGATGGAGGTTATGATTGTTCGATTAAAATTATAGCTAAAGGTACTGTTTTAGAATCTATAAAGGTAACATTTGATCCCTCAAAAGTATATCCTGCAGATCAAATGACAAGATTAAAAGAAGATAAAGGTCAAGAAGAGAGAAAATCTATTTACCATAAGTTATTTCAAGAAATGCAATACTGGGTAGAAGACCCAGCAGCCTCAGGGGGTAGTACCAATTTAAACCAAGTAGTAAACATAGCATCAGGTGATGTAACCGGTGGCGATGTAACCGGGCAAGGTAGTTTTGCAAATAATGCAACCTTAGCTGATATTTGGTGGGGAAATGATGAGGTGCTATTAAATAATATAGATTCAGTAGTAGGAGCAGAAGAACAATTTAATGCTGCAAACGAAGAGTTTAGAAAAAAAGTTGATAAACTTGTTAACGGTGATACATTTGTATACAACGGCTATGCCCAAGATAAAAAAAATAAAACATATACTTTTGGCGAAGCAAAACAAGGGGTAGAAAAGACTTTAGCATACTGGGAAGAAGAAGAACTTACATGGTATCTCCAAAAAGAATTTGGCAAATACGGATTAACTTTTGTTGAAGGAGATATAAACGAGTCTACAGGAAAATCGAAAGATCCTGGAGCTCCTGATGGACCTCCAGCTACACTATTTAATCCTGATGTTTACGATTCTATAACTATCGCCATTAATCCAGAATTCGATGGTAAAACTAGATATGAAGACTGGTCTAATAATATAAAACTTGATGTAGATAATAATCTAGAAGAAGATAACTACAGACAGACTTTAAAAATAATAGGCTATATACTTAGTAATGCTCGTATTCCAGAAGCAGAGTTAACTCAAGCTCAAAAAGATGATAGAGCTAACAGAGCTGCTCTAGTCGAACAAAATAATGTTGATCAACAAGCTAATCAAGCTGCAGCATCTGCAAACAACACCCAACTAAGAGCTTCAGGGGGAGATATTTTACCGGTTTATACTATTCAGAACTTTACTAGACCTTCAGCACAGCATCTAAAAGATAATTTAAATAATTTCGCTGCATTTAGGCTTAAAGGTTTAGAATTAAAAGGTAGTGGATTTTTTGATAATGATAATTTAAATGAGTTTTGGATTCCTTTATATGTAGTATTAGATGTATATAATAATTACGTATCATTAGTAGACCTAACAAAAACATCTAGTGCAGGAACTAAAACACCTGGTAGAAAATTAACTCAATTTTATACAGGATTTCAAGATGCAGATCCATTTGGACCTTACAAAAAAGAATTAAAGTACTTAACTTCTGAAAATCATTTCTCTATAAATCCTATGAAATGTATATTACCTAAACCTCCTAAATTAACTGTACTTTACGATTCTAAGGGTGAAAAAGTAAAATGGCCAAACGGCGGTACTGGTTACGGTGTTGGAGTAGTGTGGAAAAATAATTTCCATTACAATGTTAAGGGAGCATTTGAACAAGGAATTCTAAGAGGGGACCCTGACGATATACTTAATATTCTACTCCCAGTTCAGGTTGTTAAAGATGAATTGGATAAAATAGTTAAAGCATCAGAAGATTCAGATAAAAATGAAAATAATAATATAGTAGACTTTATTAGAATATTGCTCAAAGATATGGGGGATGCTATGGGCGGTATAAATGATTTCGATTTATTTTATGATGATAGAGATGATCTATTTTATATAGTAGATAGAAAAGTTACACCAGCTCTTAGAGATTTAATACCGGTATTAAGTTTATCCGGTACAAAATCAGTTATGACAAATGTAAAAGTCGATAGCCAAATAGGCGGTAATATAGCTAATATGGTTTCAATAGCTGCTCAAGGTACAGGTGGAAATACAAATGATAACGTTCAAACTCTTTTAAAATGGAATGCAGGATTGTTAGATAGACATGTAAGATTTAAAACTCAAGATACAGATGAATCTGTAGTTAACGGTACAAAAGTAGAAGAAAGAGAAGCCCCTGAAGATAAAAGATTGAAAAAATGGATTGAAGATTATGCAGATTTTTGGGACGAATTTAACGGAATGGATACATGGGACGAAGGTGATTTTAATGCTGATTTAGTAGCATCTATAGGTAACTACCATAAAACATATACTCAAAAGTATGTACTAGATGCTTATTATAAAAATGATTCTGATCCAAAACCACCACCAGGAACTATACCTGTAGAACTTTCTTTTGATACTATAGGTATTGCCGGGCTTAAAATAGGTCAAGCATTTCAAATAGAACAAGGACTTCTGCCTGCAAGATATGCAGAGAATTTTGGATATATTATTACAGGTTTATCACACGATATATCTGAAAGTAAATGGATTACAAGTGTTAAAACTCAATTTTATAATATTAAACCTGCTACAGCAGACGAAATAGAAGCTCATAAAAAACGTAGCCGAAGTGACTCAGAAACCTTTGTTACTCCTTCTGATACTGATAATCAACCGCAGCCTACCGATGGAAACTCAGGCCCTGTTGTAGTTGATCAAAGCGACCCTATCGACGGTACAGTATTAGATTACGATAAAATTAAAAATTCAGTACTAGCTAAAGGATTCAAATGGGACGATAGAGAGTTTGCCATCAATATAGTAGGTATAAGAAACTACAGTGGTGTTGAAAACGGTAAATTGAAAATGACTAACAAGTATATAGATTTATTAACTATGTCTTATATTGAAAACGGTACTAAAAAATCACTATCTTATGCTGCAACGACAGTGCCAGGTAGAAAATGGTTAATAGACGGATACGAAAAAGATAGATATAAAAACGGTAGACTTGTTGCTAGAAAAGGAGATTTACTAAATACTACTTATGGTGCCGGTATTGTAAAAGAAGGTCAATATCCTAGAGCTTACAAAAGAGGTAAACATAGAGGATATAATGCTTTCCAACAAAGAGGAGATTTTTATATTTATAGAGATAATAACAGAGATGTATTTTTTGATTTTGATAGTGTACACGGACCAAGTGATTCTTATGGAATGAATCTACACCGTTCTAAAGCAGGGGGTACAAGTGACAAAGTCGGTGGCCATTCTGGAGGCTGCCAGGTATTAGCTACCGATGCTAATTTACAGACTTTTTTAAAACTTGCTAAACAACATGAAGCTAAGTTAGGAGAAAGAAAATTTACCTATACTTTAATAAAATCAAACGACTTAGTATAATATGTATTTACCAAAACATCAATATAGAAAAACTACAGTTGAAGAAATAGATGGAGTATTTTCTTTAGAAATTAAAAAGTTCCCTGTAGGAACAGCAAAAGACTTTTTAGAAAGTTTAATTTTTAAATTAAGCGGAAATCCTACTGAAGAAGTAGTAGTTACTTCGTTCGGTCAAGTTTTCGCTCCAATAGGAATAGATTTTGAAAAAGGAGACTTTAGTAAAGCTATTGAATTGAAAGTAAATACCGATAATACCTCAGCCTTAGAAGCAGAAAACCCTAAAAATAAATTAAAATCTTTTAAACTACCACCTACTTCAACACAGCTTAAGGCAGGTAAAATGAAAAGATGCTTTTATAGAAACGGTTCTACAGGGCAGGTTAAAGAAATTTACCACGGTATTGCATCAAATAGAGCTAATTACTTGCAGAGGTATGAAAAAATAATGTGTATCGACTGGGAAATCAAAGGTCCAGCTAAGGACCAAATAGTTAATGGGTATTTTTTAGAAGGAATAGAAACTAGAAATAAGGAAAAAATAGAAAAATTAAAAAACCAAATGCCCGGTGTAGAAGAAATAATAAACGGCCCATCAGAATACGTAGTGGATACTCTACCTATTACTTCTAATAATCCTTCATCACCTCGAGTAGGGTTTGATATACCCTCTCCTGGTAAGAGTATTAAAGTATCGGAGAATAGTTATACCAAATTTACTCAAGAAAATATTTCTACTAAAGTAAAAGAAAATTTATATGCACAACCAGGAGAATTTTTAATTCAAGGAACTAATAAAGAGTATGTTGGTCCTTATCATCTTCATCCTACTAAAGGTCCTATGGTAGGAGCAAAGCATATAGATGAACCTCATTCAAAATTAGTACCAAGAGATAAATCTAAACAAAGGATAGGCGTTCAAAATATACAGACCGAAAAAATAGCATCACAAACTGGCCAGCCTGGTAATAATCAAACTAGTAATAATGAACAAAGTTATGGAGGGTACGTAAATCCTGGTTCTTCTCCTAGCCCAAGCCCAAGCCCAAGCGCTAGTCCTTCACCATCTCCTTCACCATCGCCTTCATATTCACCGCCTCCTTCAGGAGGAGGAGGTTATTGATAGTTTGATATTTGAAATATTATTCTTATATTAAATAAAAGGTTTTAAGTGTTTTATATAGTAGAGAAAGAAGATAAGTTACAATCGTTAGAAAATTTCATTAGAGTAGGTTGCTTTATACAGGTAATATCCTCTAATGATTACTTCCATCCTAAACTTACTAATACTACAGCTCTTTATGTAAGAATGTTAAAAAGTAAACATGGTTTTATTATCCCTATAGAACATAGTGAGGGTCTTAATGTTGCAAAAGAACGTATCTACACTATTTTAAATAAAGCTCAAGTAATTTATACATTAAATAAGAAAGAACTTCTTTACCACTTTAATATACAGAAAGCTATAGATATATCTTTACTATATTCTATGAATAATTACGAAAAGTTGGAGTATAAATCTTCTATACCTACTATAAACTGGTACTATAATAAGTATAGCAGCAAAAAGGACATCAACTCAGTAATTCCTATATCTAAACTTTATGAAAAATGCGAAACGGTATATAATTCTATTGCAGATATCTTTAATGATATAGTAATACCTGATGGATTTGAGTTTTATAATAAACTTGCTACTAATGTATTTTTTTTAATTGAGCAATCAGGATTAGGTATTTACAACGATAGTTTTAACGAAGTATTTAAACCTCGTAACCCCTTATATAATACTCTAGGGAGTAAAGTACTAACTTCTTATAATCTGTATAACGCTACTTCTAGGCCGACTAATAATTTTAATAGTGTAAATTTCGCTGCTATACCACATTCTGAAGAACATAGAAAATGTTTTCAACCTCAAAACGATTTTTTTGTTGAATTCGATTTTGACGGATACCATTTAAGATTATTAGCTGATCAGTTAGATTATCCATTAAGTAAAGAATCTGCACATAAACAGCTAGCAGAAAGTTACTTTGGAACAAAAAGTATCTCTGATGAACAATATAAAGAAGCAAAACAGATTAATTTTCAAGCAATATACGGTAAAATACCTGAAGAGCATAAAGATTTAAAAATTTTTAAAGAAATCCAAGAGTATATCGACGCTATGTGGACCTCATTTACTAAAGCAGGTTATGTATGGAATCCACAATCTGGAAAACAGTTTACAAGAGAGTTAAAAGAGATGCACCCAGCTAAATTAATGAATTATATGATGCAATCGTTGGAAACTTCAAATAATATTATTATATTAAAAGATGTACTAGAGTATCTTAAAGATAAAAAGACTTTTATAGCTTTATATACCTACGATGCAATTTTATTTGACTTTAGTAAGGAAGATGGTAAGAGTACCCTTGAAGAAGTACAGCAAATAATGGAAAAACAGGAGAAATACCCAGTTAAATTTAAATACAGCACTAATTTAGTGTTATAGAACAGCTCAACTATTTATATATGATAACAAATACTATAAGCCCTAAGTTCGATTACGACATTGAACCGATTTTTACTAGTGAAGATATGAGTAATAAACTGTTTTGTACTTTTTCAACCGAAAACGGTTTAGAAGAGGTACTTTCAAATATTCAGGAGAGATATAAAATTATTTATAATAAAATATTTGTCCTATATGCCAAAAGTCAGGATGAATACATTTGCACATATAATGTCGATTTCGGTAATGTTGGAGCTTTTTTAGAAAATACTATATTAGTTCATAGAAAAAAAGAAACTAATACTCTTTATACTATAAATGCTCTAAATACATTAATAAAAGAATTAAACGGAGGTATGTTAGATACAAGTTATAGGATAAATTGGCCTGATTATCGTAACTGTGTACTTCTCACCAAAGGCCCTGAACTCAAAAGAGTAAATACAAAGTTATATAAAATTATTGAGCTATAGTTGGCTATTTAATTTTTTATTACTATATTAATAATAAGTTATAATTTAAAAATTAGTTATATGGACATTAACGCAATTCGCGCTAAATTAGATGCGCTAAACAACAACGGTCAACAAAGAGATAAGACCGATTATTCTGAAATATTTTGGAAACCACAATTAGGAAAACAAACAGTACGTATAGTACCATCAGTTTTCGAACCTTCATACCCTTTTAAAGAGCTTAAATTCCACTACGGTATAGGAAAATTTCCTATGATTGCTTTATCAAACTTTGGCAAGCAAGACCCTATTGAAGAGTTTGTAAAAGAGTTGAGAAAAACTAACGATAAAGACAATTGGTCGTTATCAGGCAAGATTTCTCCTAAAACTCGTATCTTTGCTCCGGTAGTAGTAAGAGGGGAAGAAGATAAAGGAGTTCGCTTATGGGGATTTGGAATAACAATATATAAGTCATTACTAGCTCTAGCAGAGGACGAAGATGTAGGAGACTACACAGATGTATTAAACGGTTGGGATATGGTAGTCGAACAAAGACAAGGTAATCCTTACCCAGAAACTTCTGTACGTATTAAACCTAAGCAAACACCTCTATCTGATAATAATGATTATGTAGATAATTGGTTAAAAGATCAACCAAACCCGACAGAGGTATTTACTCAGTATGATTACGATTTCATAAAGAAAAAACTTCAAGAATATTTAGACCCTAATGCAGTTGAGGAAAGTACTCCAGCAGCAGGTTCTGAAACTCCGCCAGAAAGCTCTAGTCCTCAAAAGACTGACTTTACTTTACAAACAGCTACTGCTGGCAATAAAGATACAGTTAGTAAATTTGATGACTTATTTAATGAATAAAATGGCGAAAAAGAAAGAAGTACAGCAAAGAGCGACTACCGCAGTAAGGAAGTCGTTTAATTTAAGTAATTTTAAAAAGAAAAAAGGTTTTTCTAATGCCTCCGTAAAATTTAAGGAGCAAGGTTGGATCCCTCTTTCTAAAGCTTTCCAGGATATAACATCTTTACCAGGAATTCCTACCGGGCATATTACCCTTCTAAGAGGGCATTCTGATACAGGTAAAACAACAGCATTAATTGAAGCAGCAGTAAATGCTCAAAAAATGGGAATTTTACCTGTTTTTATTATTACTGAGATGAAATGGTCTTGGGATCATGCTAAGGAAATGGGTTTGCAGATAGAAGAAGTATTAGATGAAAACGGTAATGTTACAGATTATGAAGGACATTTTCTATACTCGGATAGAGGCACACTAAATACTATAGAAGACGTAGCTGTATATATGGCTGATCTCATGGATGAACAAGCTAAAGGTAACTTACCTTTTGATATATGTTTTTTCTGGGATAGTATTGGATCAGTACCTTGCGACTTATCAGTTCGTTCTAATAAGAATAATAATGAATGGAATGCAGGTGCCATGTCTACTCAATTCGGTAATAACCTTAATCAAAAGATACTTTTATCTCGTAAGGAAAACTCCCCTTATACTAATACATTAGTTGCTATTAATAAGGTATGGACTATGAAACCTGAATCTCCTATGGGAATGCCTAAGTTGCAAAATAAAGGCGGAATGTCTATGTGGTACGATTCTACTTTAGTAATTACCTTTGGAAATATAACCAACCCAGGTACATCGAAGATTAAGGCTATTAAAGATGGACTACAAGTAGAGTTTGCTAAGAGAACTAACGTACAAGTAGAAAAAAATCATATAGGAGGAGTACAATCTAGAGGTAGAGTGGTAATGACTTCGCATGGTTTTATTCCTGACGATAAACGGGCTATAGATAAGTATAAAAATGAACATAAAGACCATTGGCTAAAACTAGTAGGTAGTATAGATTTCGACTTAATTGAAGAAGGAGATTTAGAAGAAGACAAAATTACAACTGGTATTTTAGATTAATGGTAGACTATAAAGATATACTTAAAAATCTTAAAGAGACCCCACCTAGAGAGTTGAATGATCATATCCTAGTGATCGACGCTATGAATATGTTAATTCGTAGTTTTTCACTTCTCAAAGCGATGAACCCTTCAGGCAACCATATAGGAGGTCTGATAGGGTTTCTTCGTTCTTTAGGTTACGTTACAAGAATATTCGACCCTACCAGAGTAGTAGTAGTTTGGGACGGTAAAGGAGGATCTGGAAATAGACAAAATATAGACCCAAATTATAAAGCTCAAAGAGCTACAGCTAGGATAACTCATTGGGGATTGTACGATACTAGAGAAGAAGAACAAGAAGCTCTAATTAACCAACTTTTAAGAGTTCAAGACTATTTAGAATGTCTTCCTATGCAACAAATAGTTATGGAAAAATTAGAGGCTGATGATATTATAGCATACTTAGCTAAACAAGCAGCTGGTAATAATAAAAAGGTAACTATAGTATCTTCGGATAAAGATTTTTTGCAGTTAGTAAATAACAATATTGAGGTATATGCTCCTGTAAAAAAGAAAACTCTAAATAGTAGTAATATACTAGAAGAGTTAAAAGTACTTCCTAAAAACTACAACGTAATAAAAGCATTATTGGGAGATAACTCAGATAATTTACCCGGAGTAAAAGGATTAGGAATAAAAACCTTAGTTAAGGAATTTCCAGATTTAGTTAATAAAATTACTAATCTAGATTATGTTTTTTCAGTTTGCGAAAATAAATTAGAAGATAAAAAAATATTTGCTAAAATTATCCACAGTTGGGATCGTGTTGAAACTAATTTTAAATTAATGGATTTACATGAGACTTCGTTGGATGATAAAGAAAAAAATCATATATTAGATATAATAAAGAGTGATATTCCTGACCTACAGACAGGGGCATTTTTACACCTTTTAGATCAAGATAAAATAGAAGGTGTTACTAAAAATACAGAAGGTTGGTTAGAGAATTTTAGAGGTTTAACGGTTTTTAAAAAATAAGTTATAGATGACATTAAAAGCATTGAATCAGTATGGAAAAGGTTTCCAACTGAAAGTTTTGGGCTCTCTGCTTACAGACAAAAAATTCATACTGAACGTAAGAGACGTATTAAGCGACGACTACTTTGACTCAGATGCTCATAAGTGGATAGTAAGTGAAATAATAAAGTATTTTGATAAATACCACACTACTATCACTATGGATGTATTAAAGGTAGAGTTACAAAAGGTAGATAATGATATTTTACAAATTGCTTTAAAAGAAGAATTAAGGAATTCGTATCAAGCTTCACAAGACGATTTAGAATACGTACAAGAAGAGTTTGCCACTTTCTGCAAAAATCAAGAAATGAAACAAGCGATTCTAAGCTCTACAGATTTACTTAAACAAAGTGATTTTGATGGAATTAGAAATAGAATCGAAAAGGCTATGAAAGCCGGAATGGATAAAAATATAGGTCATGAATATAATAAAGATGTTGAGTCGCGTTATAGAGTTGATTACCGTCCTACTATTCCTAGTCCTTGGCCTGTCCTTAACGATGGTATTCAAGGAGGATTTGGACCTGGGGATTTGGCTATTGTATTTGGTAATCCTGGTGGCGGTAAGTCGTGGACTATGGTGGCTATTGCTGCTCATGCTGTTAAGCTTGGTTATAAGGTCAATTACTACACTTTGGAACTCGGGGAAGATTACGTTGGTAAAAGATTTGACTGTTATTTTACAGGCTTCTCTATTGATGAAGTTAATAACCACCGTAAAGAAGTCCAGAAAGTAGTAGATAATTTAAAAGGAAAGTTAATAGTTAAGGAATATGCACCAAAAAATGCAACCGTTAGTACTATTAAGTCTCATATTCAAAAATGTATGGATATGGAACATAAACCTGATTTAGTTATTATAGATTATGTAGACTATTTAAGAGCTCCTTCTAGAGGGAAATCTTTTGAAAGAAAAGATGAAATAGATGATGTATTTATTGCTACAAAAGGTTTAGCAAAAGATTTAAAAATACCTATTCTAACTCCATCACAAGTTAATAGAATGGGTGCTAAAGATTCAGTTATTGAAGGTGATAAAGCTGCTGGATCTTACGATAAAATGATGGTAGCTGATATATGTTTATCCCTTTCTCGTCAAAAAGAAGATAAAGTATTAGGTACTGGCCGTGTTCATGTTATGAAAAATAGATATGGACAAGATGGTATGACTTATAATGTAAAAATGGATACAAATAATGGTCATATAGAATTTGAAGGAAAAGCTAACTTAGACGAACAGTTTAATTCCACACAAGGTCCAGTATTTAACTTATCTAGAGAAAAATTATCTGAATTATTTGATAAAAAATAGAATATATATGCTATTTATGGAAACATCTCCAATACAGGCATAGCTTCAATGGAGATTTTTTTTGTCTAATTAAATAAATATTTTAAAATGAGTTTACTACAAGAACGTATAGTTTACAAGCCCTTTGAATATCCGAAGGCATTTGATTATTGGTTAAAACAACAACAAGCACACTGGTTACATACCGAAGTACCAATGTCACAGGATGTTACTGATTGGAATAGTAATTTAAAAGATTACGAAAAAAATGTAGTAGGTCAAATTTTAAAAGGTTTTGCACAAACTGAAACAATAGTAAACGATTACTGGTCTACTTTAGTAACTAAATGGTTTAGAAAACCAGAAATTATTATGATGGGTACCACTTTAGGTTCTAGCGAAACTATACATGCAGAAGCTTATTCACTACTTAACGAACAATTAGGGCTAGATGATTTTGCTGAATTTTTAGAAGATGAAACTACGATGGCTAAGATAGAAGCGTTAATGAATGTAAGAGACAATCACGACGGTACTCCTAACTGGCACGAAAGAGCTAAATCATTAGCAATTTTTTCTGCATTTACAGAAGGTGTTAACTTATTTTCATCTTTTGCTGTACTTTTATCGTTTAAATCTTCTTC